CTTGTACGAATAGTTTACGATCTTTTCGGACGTTTCTTGTTCTTCTCTGTAGGTGAGTTCTTGGTTGATGTGTACGGCGACAACTATACCACACCCGTCACAGACTAAGTCACTCGTGTCTTGAACGTGGACGATATTACTGTACGAACAATATGGACACGCGTCGTCGTCGCGTTCACACTGTCGGTAGATGTTCTGTTTTTCTACATCTATGAGATAATCCGTGAATATATCCTTCCTCGCGAGACCGACGGTTTCTTTCACGCTGAACACGTTGTCGCTGTGTATCCTATCATCCACTTGACTCAGATGTCTTTCGATGAAGGGCATACATTTAATGATATACTGGGACATCTCAGACTCGTATTTCTTTTTATTAGTCGGGTCTGTCTGTATGAGACCAGACCATTCTTCTATTTTATTATTATATCTACTTAAAAAATTACCTTCCATCTTTATATAAAGATGCTCATCAAACTTTTAAGTAACCTTTATTACTATTACAAAAAATTTACGACACCGGTGGACTATAAAATTATATCAGAAGAAATAGAATATAAAATTAATTATGATATGAAATATCTAGTAGAAGATAATTTTTGGAGGCGAGAAAGTAAAGATTGGGATGGTATATTAGATTATTATTACGTGAATGTAACAGGTTACAATTTTAGAAACACTTCTATACCACAAAATGTCGAGAACCTCATCTTACGAATCAATTATTATTTCAATGGTGTGGTATATACATCAGTTTCGAATGATATAAATTTTATACCAACACCTAACGAGGAGCAGAGTATGAGTTTTAATATCCCGTTGAGTAGTGCTTGGATAGTTGATCATGATGATAAACCACTACAGAACATTACTGAAAAGGTGAAACGCTACGCTGGTCCTAGAAATGACTTTCATGGACAGAGAGTAACACTCGAAGATTTTTTATATTATGAACCTCAAGTTCTGAAAACACGATTTCCAAAAATTGTGATAATTAACGGAATTGGTATGAAAAAGACTGTATCAACCACAACCGGATTTACAACCGATCTTCGGATACCATAAAAGTCAAATGTATATTGTTCAATTGATGAAATCAGTCTTCAGATACTTTGGTAGCCAGGTAAAACTTAAGCTCACCCAAATTGGCTACATTGTATTTTAAAATTAAAAAACGGTTACCATTTTCTTGTATAATTTGCACAGACGCACACATACTCGTCGCCTTTGTAAAGATATTTAGGTACTTCAAACTGTACAATCCTATTATATTGGGGCTGTGCTCTGGACACTCTATGGATGTTTCCTGATTCGCGAAATCACCTTCACATTTCAAATGAATCATGTTCCCCTCGCGTCTAATTTCAATCTCTGACCCTAAATTGGACATGTCGCGACAGAGTCTCTGGAAATCTGCGGATGGTAAAGTTGTGATAGTGGACATCTCAACATTTGGTACTTCGATATGATTCTCGTTGATATCGAGGAGTTTAAGTTGGAACTTTGTACTTGTCTTCTTGGTCTCACTCGTGATATCTATGTTCATAAACTCCTTCGAATTGATTTCAATCTTAATCACATCGTTATTCGTGATTGTTTTCATGATTTTGAAGGTATTCGACATATTTATACCTGCGATGATCTCATCCTGGTCACATTCGTATTCTTCAAAATTATCAGCCGCCAAAAAAAGGTCGATGAGAGAAGTTCTCGCTGTATCCAGTGTGACTACGTACATTCCCTGTGGTCTGAAATATATATTTACATCGTTTAAGATATCCTTTAGAACTTCAAATATTGATTTAAATGCAGTAGCTTGTATCGAAACTAATTTCATATCTATTGAGAGAATCGACTTACATCTTTAAATCCTTATACACTTCACCCTTATTCACATCCCTGTTAATCTTTTCCTCGAGCTCCTTGGTCATCGCGGGTTGGAGAGATTGACCATAGTTGTCGATAAAAAAATGACCTGAATCTTTATCACTTCCATCTATCGCGGACATGGAAGAGATTGCGCTCCCAAACCCCGCATGTTCAATATCCTTTTTGGGTAAGAGTGACTCTAGCCAGTTTTTTATTTCGTTACCTACGAGAATCTTCCCGTTCTTGGTCAGCATGGTCGGTACACGGTTGATCTTATTGGTATATTCCCTCGGTATACCCTGTGTATTGACGTTGTGATAATGTATCAACTGTTTCAATTGGTTGTTATCATTGATATATTCAACTAAACTCATAGAGTGTTTGCACCTGGGGCTGTAAATCAACAACGACATCTAATATGTATAGGGTATTTTGTAAAAAAAAATTAACGCATTATAATAAAGGATGCATACACTCAAGATTGTATTCGGGATTATACTCATCGTGGCTCTCCTGGCGATGTTCAGGCGTGAGACATATTCCGAATCATTCGGGTTTTCAGGGTACAAGAAACCAATCAACTACGTAAAACTCGACGACCCCAGACCAGACTATTCTGGGTATTCGCTCGTGGGAAGTAATGTCGATCATGACATGATGGAGAAGTTCGTGATGGAAACGAACAAGGAGTTACTCAAACGCCTTGGGTTTTCTGTGTACATAATAGAGACACAGTCGGTCAAGACGTATGAGGGTATTGCAGGCAGGATGTACGAATGTGTGTTCATGGTCGTAAAGAATGATGGTTTCTCGTTCGGTTTCACCGTGATCGCGTCGTTCGTCGAAAAGGATGGAAATATTCGTGTACGATCTCTCCGCTCCCAACCCCTCCGTGACCAGGCGCCGGACGATATTAGCATATATACAAAAGATTCTGTCGGTAAGGAATTTGTAAAATATAAACTCATCAAGGAGAGTGCTATGCCGACTCTCGATGGGTTAGAATCCGCAAAAAATAAATTAAGTTAATTGTAATGATCAGCATCAATGATATCATACGAATTGATGATAAGAAGAAAAGGATCAAAAAGGAAATATACACGAAAATTTACGAACAGTTTTCATCGAAGATTAGAAAATCCGTAGAACTTGGTCATAAACAGGTGTTTCTCACAGTGCCTATATTTCTTCTAGGCTATCCGGTGTACGACAGGGGGGCTGCAGCTAAATACGTGATGAGACAATTTCAGCACGGTGGGTTTGAAGTTCGTCAGTTGAGTGATTTCGATATATATGTATCCTGGAACACTTCAAAAAAGAAAAGAGAAACACGCAGTGAAGTTGATGATGATACCGATTTTCCGAATCTCATGAACCTAAAGAAGATAGCCAACCAGTACAGGAGAAATGGTGCGTAGTAAATTTTGAATTTTAAAACCCAATTAATCATAAATGGATAATTTGAATATATTAGTCGAGGCAAAGAAGGAGTATCTCGGACAAATGTGTACGATTATGTGTCCACCTATGATTGATGTTTTTTGTGATATGTATGATGAAGCGACCAAACTTTCCAAGGGTAGGAAGGTTTTGATCATGTTTCAGAAATTACTAAAGGAAGTCCCAAACTGGTCGAACGCCATGTCTAAACAACATGCGGATAATATCGCGAATCGATGTGCATGGTTCAATGATCTCTTGGCTGCCGTTTTCGTCGCATGTACGAAAATTCTTTCCTCGGTTCGACTCAAGGCGGATAATAAGAAAATTTCTCTAAAACTCCCTACGAACGATATTTTCATCCAAACGTGTTACAACAACATCGCGAAGGAACTCTACCGCGACCCCTATATTTTCAGTGAGGAACAGAGCGTTTACAACAGGGATGAGAAACTATCCGTTCGTTTATGTTTGTGCATCGAGAATTCCGTAAAGGAACTCATTCCCGTTCAGCAGATTCTGCAGACGTACATGTCCCAGGAATCTAGGGATATCGATCTTGACGGTGAAGTTCAGGATGGCGAGGACCCAGACATATATGATGAACATGATCCCGAGTCGATGATGGAACCGGAGCCGGAACTGGAGCCGGCTCCTATGATGGAACCCGAACCCGAGCCGGCTCCTATGATGGAACCACAGTCGCAGGAGTTCAAAACAATTACATCTGTTCAGTACGACGAACCAGAACTTCAGCAGCCGGAGCAGCCGGAGCAGTTTGAGGATGATGATGTACTTTTCGGTGACGCACCAGAGACCCGTACAAAAAAAGTTGGCTATTATTAAATGGAACTCTCTGATTATTTACGTGACCCAGTATACGCCGCTCTCATAGCGGGTGCCACAACAGCCGGGTACATCCATCTCAAGGCTTATTTAAATAACGAAGGAAAATTGGAATTAAACCAGTACACGAAGCCAGCGGTTCTTGTCGCCATTCTCGTGTATATGATCATACTCAATGGTCTCGGTAAAAAGGAGACCATTTCCAATGAACCTTTCTAAACTTAAAGATTACAGGTATTTAATAAGAAATGGCGTCCGTATCTGCGTTTAATGATATGATGGGACAATTTCTTGTGGAATTGCACAAGTCCTTTCCAGATGAAAAGAGTGTTAAGAAAATGCTGACGTCGTTTGATCTTATTAAAACGACTTCACCCAAGATGATCGTCGATGGTTTCATGACTAGTGTCTCCCCCCACGCAGACCGGATTTCTTCAAAGGATGAAGATTTCATTCTCATTCACTCCCCAGATATTGATTTTCTCAAAGAGATTGATCTCGTTAGTTTGTGGACTCGCATGAACGAAGGTACCAAGGCTGCTGTATGGCAATATCTCCAGACCCTGTACATCCTTGGTACGACTATTCAGTCCGTCCCCGAGGAGACACTCTGTATGATAGAAAAACTCGCGAAAGAGTGTGCGGAGAAGATGCAGGGTAGTGATGGTGAAATTAATCAGGATGCAATCATGAAGATGATGTCTGGTTTGATGGGTGGTCTACCAAAAAAATAAACCTCGACTATATTAAATGAAAGTTTGGTTCGAAGATCCTACACAACTTGTCAATACTAAAAAAATATTAGATTTCTGGCCTAATAGTAAACAAACACCAGAGGATAGAATTAATGCCGCATCACGATTTGTTATTTACGCTTCATGTGTATTATTCCTCATTCGTCGTGATCTCCGTATGTTCATTTTAGGTATGACTGTCTTATCGATCATCTATGTGATGTATAAGATGAACGTCATCAAGGAACCATATGGAGATGTACAGAGTGCACCCACGTGTCAGAAGCCGACGATGGAGAATCCCCTTGGAAACGTTTTGATAACAGATTACAATGAAGCTCCAAACAGGTTGGAAGCCTGTTATTATGCATCCGAGAAGACACTCATGGATAAATTCAGTGGTGATCAGATTTCGTACGATTCGGGACGTTCCCGTACTACACTCCCCAAGCACCAACGTAACGCCTACGAACGACAGTTCGTGACGACCGCTGTGTCGAAGATTCCAGGGGATCAGACTGCGTTCGCGGAGTGGTTATACGGATCCAAGAATAAACCAATGTGTAAGAGTGATACGAGAACATGCAGTCCCAATGCGCGTGGTACCCAGTTGGAAGCATTTGGTGGTCTTCACAGAAGTGGAGATCGTAGATAAAAATTCTTATCTAATAGTAAATGGCGTACCAGCTTCAACCTGGTCTTTCTATTGTCGAAAATAAGGGTGCTCTCCCATCAGTGAGGGCGACCGATGAAGTGTTTGTTTACCCTCAGCCCAGTCACTTGAACTATGGTTCTCGTCCCAATACAATGTTGTACGGTACCGCCCCCTATATGGCAGGTAAAGGTGCCCCAGCGAGATTTATTGAAACGAGTGATCAACTCAGACCCCAGTCTACGTCTCGGTTCAATAAGACTATCGTTCAGACCTATGAGCGTAATCTGTTCCCTCTCACCAACATGGAGTGCAAGACCCCTCTCCGCACCATGCGATATGAGCCATCGAGTACTCGTGCTGAACTCCAAAACGGACTTTTCCAGAAAAGATACGTCAATAAAAATATCGTTAAGAAGTAAGAATGGCTGATCCTATTTCCGTATTAGCTATAGCTGGTCTAATTTATGCTGGACGGTCACTGAGCACAAAGTCTAAAACCGAGATGTATACTCCTAGAGTACAGGTAATCGCACCTGGTCCTTCTCCCCCCCAACCGGAATTCAAGGAGAACGATTTCGTGTCCAGGGTAGCTGCCCCTGCGAAAACAGAGATGGAGAGCTTTGCGGATATTAGTCGTCAGCAGAGAAGTGGTGGTCAGGAAATTCTCAATATGCGTAACCGCATGTATGATCAGGGGCGTATGAACAACCTGTCTCCCATTGAGAAACAAATGGTGGGTCCCGGTCTCGGTGTCGGAGCCGATACCCCAGCTGTGGGTGGTTATCAGCAGATGTTCAGAATTAACCCAATTAACGTAGGTGAATACAGGCTCACAACTCTCCCAGGACGATCTGGTCCCGCCATGGACGTCACAGGTGGACGCTCGGCGAAGGTTGGGGAACTCACTCACAATAAACCTGAAACGACAGCCTATCTTCCTTCTCGATTACCTGTTATGGCTGGTCGTGCCCAAGGAATGACCGGTGTCGTGCCCCGTAACGAACATGAAAAGACTAAGCGTACCACCAACAGGTCTGAAACTGGTCTACGTAATGACGGTTTGGGTTTCAATGGCGCTAAGCGTTTAGTCTCTGCGCAGACACTCTCCCAAGACCCAACTCGTTTCAAGGGTGATCGTAACGATGAACACTACGCATACGCGAACCATCCAGCCCCAGGTATTCACAGTTTCCATGGTGCTTATGAAAACAGTGCGGCGACTAAGGTTACCTCTAAAACTAATGAGGAGCTCATGAAGTATGGTTTCCGACCAGAAGATCGTCGTGGTAAACCAAACCGTATGGGTAACGCTGGTCGTATGAATGTTCGTGAGAGTGCCCTTAAGCAGGGTGGGCAGATTACAGCGGTTAGAAGTGATACATCCCGGATCGATGGTCGCATGAACGCCGCGAATGGTGCTTGGACCCAACAGTACCAGAACAACACATTCCATCAACTTAACCCTTACAAGGGTACTGAAAACCCCAACTCTAGAACACTTGATATCGCGGCGCGGCAGTTAAAGAACAACCCTCTCGCCCATTCACTTTACGCTTAAATGAAAAGTCGATCGATTGATGAAAAACAATCATTAAAATAGTATACATCTATTTTAATGAAGGTTCATAACCTCAGCATAGATAGTAGTCAACGCGAATCCAACGTACATCTATATGCCAATAGTTACATTATTCAGTTGGAAAATCCCGTATATGACGTTACACAGTTCAAACTCGTGTCCGCTCGCATCCCCACCCCACAACTCACGACATGTGTCACAAATAAGACATTTAGTATAGATGGTGTCACAATTTCACTCGATGAAACGAATTACTCTACCGGTACGGAACTCGCGAGCGATTTAGATATTAAATTGACCCCACCCATCAGTAACGTAGACACTGTTACGTTTGATTCTGATACAAGTAGTCTGATCTTTTCAAATACGGAAACGGGTGTTAACGATTTTACATTTGAATTCGTAGATGGAACGAACGGGTATTTAGATAACTCCTCTACGTTAACAACACCGCATCAAATACTGGGATTTGCATCCAATAATCATACATCGACTAATAAAATACTTAGATCTGGTGCTATTAATCTTAAAGGACCTAATTCTCTCGTACTCAAACTCACAACGGGGTCTGACGAATTTACACAATCTGTGTATAGCTCAACACCCTTCTATACAGGGCACATTCTCCTAAATGGTTCCGACTTTATCAATATAAATGGTGGTGATGATCCACTCATACATCATTTTCATTCTGGACCTCAAAAAATCATAAAGGATTTGAAAATTGAATTCTTTTACATGAGTCACGGGCGTCTCATTCCATATGATTTTAGAAACCAGGATCACATCCTAAAATTTGAAATCACCTGTTCTACTGATAAATTGGAGGGTTTACCCAAGGTTCCAATTACCAACACAACGGGGGGTAAGAAGGATGAGGTTGAAGTAATAAAGAAACCTGAGGTGAAGGTTCTTTATAACCAGGAAGTATACATCTACATCGGTATTATCATTTTTTTTGGGGTAATGTTAATGCTCCTCACAAACCTTAAGGCACCACCACCGCCACAACCTCCGGTTTAACGAGAGATCGCATACACGGGTTGAGCGGGCTTGGTGACGCGGGTCGACACAGCGGAAATCGCCATGAAGACCGCAATCGAGAGGAGGGTGGTGAGCACCGCAGTGAGCGCGTACTGGGCACCACCGTTCTTGGGCACCTTAATGACCTGGTTGATGATGAAGCGAACGACATCCATCCAAGACATAGCCGCCGCGAAAGAGAAACCAGCGACAATCGCATTCAATGATTGGGTCTCGAGTTCCTGGGTAACGAGAGTGACAGTCTTAATAGCATCTTTCATCGTGAGTAATATATTATACCCTACGAAAATTATTTATTCTGGTAATAGTTCCTCCCTATCTATTTTTTTGTATTTCGTTTTGGTTTTATTTAGGAGTTGGTCGTCTCCTGATATTTCAGCACATGAACTACTGTCACTATCTGAATCATCATCTCCATACACATGTACTTTTACTCCAGAATCTGAAAAGTTCCAACCATCAGGCTCCCATGTGAACATTACTATTAATAGTATTTTTTAACATCTCTTCTGTCGGATTTTGGGGTACCCAATCATCCCATTGATCGTACGCCTCGTTTATCTCAATAAACTTGGGGTCTTCTCCTGAATAACGAACAAATTCTGGGCATTCCTCTTCGGATACCACATCCATATCTTCGTCTGAGTCTTCATCGTCTTCATAAATCTCGGGGAACATGGTTCCAATCGAGAGACCAACTGTGTGCATAGCGCAATATTTCATCGCATACTCTATATCCTCTGGTAGAAGAACGTCTCTCTCACAGGCTTTAGAATATTCAGCTGCGAGAACAGTCGCTCGTTCCATAACTGGTGTTAGGATGTTAGTCATCGTCTCGATATATTGTTCCATCATGGTATCCATATTTGATGGGATTGTTCATCAAAACGAAGACTTAGGTGAAGTATATGAGTAAAATTGTAACAAATAAAACGGAAGACTATAATAGAATGAATCTTCAGTTGAAGAAGTTCAAGCCTGAGACGATATCGGACGATCGAGTATGTGTATTCATCGGGAAGCGCAATACTGGTAAATCGACCCTCGTGAAAGATATCATGTTCCATAAGAGACATCTCCCAGCTGGAATTGTGTTGTCTGGTACAGAAGAAGGGAATCACTTTTATTCTGATTTTATCCCAGACCTGTTCATTTACGGTGACTACGACAAAGATGCGATGGAACGAGTCATGGAGAGACAGAGAAAACTGGTGGGTGGAGGGAAAACAGACTGTGGTGCCTTTATGCTTTTAGATGATTGTATGTACGATTCAAAATTTCTAAAAGATAAAGTCATTCGACAATGTTTTATGAACGGAAGACATTGGAAGATTTTCTTCATGTTGACGATGCAGTATGTGATGGACCTCCCACCAGCACTTCGAGCGAATGTTGATTACGTGTTTATCCTCAGGGAAAATATAATTCAGAATAGAGAAAAGTTGTACAAGTCATTCTTTGGTATTTTTCCATCATTCGATATGTTTTGTAAGGTGATGGATGCGTGCACAGAAAACTACGAGTGTCTCGTGTTAGACAACACTGTAAAGTCTAATAAGATCCAAGATTGCGTCTTCTGGTACAAGGCAACTGTTCGAAAGAATTTTAGGGTTGGGAGTCCACAACTGTGGCAGATGCATAAAAAAATGTACAACCCCAAACATATCACACAGGCAGATGAAGATGCTAAGAATGCGACGAAGAAAACCAAACTCACGATCACGAAAAAAAAGTAAACTGCGTCACTTAACACTTCAAGAAAACCTGTGAATATATTAAAATGGCTACTGATCAAGTAAATACCATGAATCTTTTTGACGACGGTGATGGAATGGTTCCTCTACATGATAAACCATCGACAGCGTTTAAAACAAATGAAAAAAATGTGAGTAAAGATAAAGACGCGATGGATTCTACACCTATTAATGATATCATGATGGAGCACTCCCCTATGATGGACGACTCCAGGGTACAACCCCAAATGGCTCAGGGTCAGCAAGCTGTGTACCCCACCTCGGCTGCTCCCCCCCAAAAGACCGATTCCATCCCCGAAAGCAAAAACCCCCTCAACCTTACGGATGATCAGCTCACCGCACTCATCGTAGCTGTCGGTGCCGCGATTGCCGTAAGCAAACCTGTTCAGGATCGTCTCGCGACCTCTATCCCCAAGTTCCTTAACGAACAAGGGGGTAGAAGCGTTGTCGGTCTCGCTACCACCGGTGTGGTGACTGCGATCATTTTCTACATCACTAAGACATATATTATCAAGGTTTAAACGGTTGGCTGCATCATGTTGTTGTAGATGGAGTTATCTATACCACTGGAGTAAATTAGTACAGCACCGAGGACGAAAGCACCTGCGAGAATAGCCGTCAACTCAAGACGCTTCTTTCGATCGCTCCTATGAAAATTCTTGACGGTATCCTTAGACCGCTTCCACCATTCGTTCACAGCGAACGTAATGATGAGCGCGATGAGGGTAGCCATAGCAAAGAAGGATCGATCAACTGCGAGCTCGGGTTGTTCACCCACGATATAACGAGCCGCGTTGGGGATAATAACGGTTAGGAATACCAGATTCACGTAATAGTTATCGACGTGAACTGGAACCTGGGTGATCCCAAAGAAAACTAGCCAGTAAAAGAGCGCCAGCAACATCTGTGTAATAGGGGTTTGCATTTATAGTATCTCGAGATTATTATTTATCCTGAATATGCTGTCCACAAAATTTAGTTCTCTCATGCATCCTCTTATAAATCCCAATGGATTCACAAATACCCCTCAATTCTACGAAATTTTTCCAAAAGTTCTTAGAATGCGAAAACTCTGTGACTGTACTGTGTGCGAGTTCATGAATGAGGACGTGGAAAATCTGGTTCGAATCACCATCGAGACATATAGTTATGTCAGCGCCCTTGTTCACGTTATATCCGACAGTTCCGTTCATCCGCTTTAGACCTGTTATGGGAATGGGGTGGATGAGCATTTTGAATTTTTCATTTTCTGTCGCTTTTAGGTGATCACGGAGAACCTGATATTTCTCCTTTACATCGATAAGTTCCTGGGGCTGACGAGTCATGAAGAGAATAATTAGATTAATCAAAAGTAATATACCGAAAAGTTTCATCTATCATATACAAAGATAAATTTGCTATACAACTCTGAGATTGGATTTCCACACAGTCCCTCCCAAAGTTGTAATCTAAATCCGAGATGCTCCAAATGCGTCACAAGTTGATCCTTATACGCCACGGGTTCAGATTTGGGTCCATCTGCGTAATAAGGGGTATCAGTCAGGTGTACAAATAATTTTTCACCAAAATCTCCATTCCCATGGTTCTTCAATTTGAAAAAGTTTCCCATATCATCGATGAGTGGTGTTTTAAATATAATCTTTTCTGAATCCGGAATGATACCCACTAGATAGGTCCCGTGTTTTACACGCTTCTTAATTTCCCTGAGAGAACTCATAAAAAAGTCCCTTGATGTGAATATATAGTGAAGCGAAAAGTTAAAACATATAACATCAAACTTCCGGTGGGGGCACTGATGGATATCACCCTCATAGAAATTGACTCGTATGTGCATATTCTTCGCACGCGAACGAGCTTCTTCGAGTGCAGTCGGTTCAGGGTCGCACATATTGATGTTCACTCCACAGTTGTTCCATTTCTGGAGATCTCCACCAAAACCACACCCAACATCGAGGATGTGCTGTCCCTCTCGAGCCACCGACCGAATCAAAACCCTCTTCGCCTCGTTATGATTCTTACGAATCTCTTCCATGATGATACATGTTTTCATATGTTTAATGTCGTTACTTAGGTTAAAGTTTTTCACTGTATATATTCTAATGGAATATATCATCGGGGATTGTTTAGAAAAACTTGACCTAGTAAAGGACGAGTCAATCGCTTTGATTTATCTCGACCCACCGTTCGATAGTGGTCGAGATTATACGATGTCACATGAGAACTCGATGGGGTTTTCGGATACATGGAAAGGTGGGGATTATAAAGACTTTATAGAGCGGGTAATAGATAAATGTATCCCGAAATTGAAGAAGGATGGGTCCCTCTTTTTCCACATCTCAGCTGAAAAAATGTTTACACCTGAACAGATCCTAAGGGAAAAGTTTAAATATATTCAACCAGTTTTTTGGAAGAAGTGTCGTTCAAAGAATAACGTGAAACATAAACTCGGAGCGACTATCGATATCATTTTTAGATGTAATATATCGAAGAATCCCAAGTTTAATCTTGTGTACCAATCTAGGGATGAGATGTACGTGAAGAATTCATTCAACAATAAAGATGATAGGGGAAACTATTCCCTTGGGCATGTGGTTACAGAGAATACAAAAAAAGGGTACATGTATACGTTTGAATTCGGGGATCGAGTGTATAACCCACCATCCGGGTGGCGAATTAAACAAGAAGAACTCGAGCGCCTTAGGGCTGATAATAGACTTCACACACCAAAGACAAAGAATTCAAAACTATACAAGAAGATTTACCTTCATGAGACTGAGGGTAAACCATGTACAGATCTATGGGATGATATTCACTCCATCAGCCAAGGTTCTGAGTTACGAACGTATCCCACAGCGAAGCCAATTAAACTCATCGAACGAATCATCTCAATCTCCACAGACGAAGGGGACACTGTACTCGATCCCATGTGTGGCTCGGGGACGACTGGTAAAGCGGCAAAAAATCTGAAACGACATTGTATTCTTATTGATAAAAACGATAACACAGCTATAATTAGTACGCGCACACAATAGAGTTATTGAGTTGAGCCAAGAGCTTTCGGGGTTGATCCTGTTGAATTTTCACACATATAGAAGAACCTCGACCAAGTAGGGCACGGACACCGTTGTTCAAACATACACGCATGCGAAGATTGGGTGTTCCCTCAATCTTCCCACTAGCGCACCCATTTCGAACCATACATTGTCCAGGGTTCTTCCACAATTCAGTGAGCTCATCGCGGTGAAACAGAATCATTTCTCTCGTCTTCTTGAAGTTTAACACAATCCAGTCGGATTCATGCCCATCGAGGACGCGGTTTAGCATCGAACTGGTATCGACGGTCTTGGAAATTACGTGGAACAATCTTTTGTACATGTCTCGGACACCCATTTCATCCTCTGGATATCGTTTGTAGTACTGGGTGATTTCTCTGTGAATAGCACCGAACCCATCATCAACGAAAGACATATTTTTCCAGTCAAACGACCCACTTTCAGACTCTTTGTTTTTTAACGACACCTTAACCCCCGTATCGAGGCACATGGCGTCTGGGTTTTGATGCGTACCCCCCTTGTGGATGAGGTAACCCAACTTTTCACGAATTGGTGCGAGTTTTGGGTTATGATTTATCATGTAAATCGTGTAATGTTCATTGGCGATGCCGTCGTGATGGGGTGTACCGTCATTGAGATACATTCTTGTCTTAATTTTCAGTGATTTCTTTGAACACTTAGGCTTTACAATATGGCTTAAAGTTTATACACCTAGAAAATATATAATGTCTCTTGAAACTGACTATACCACCGTTCCCGGGCAAGTCTTTGCGTGTATCTCTATTGTTGGACCCGAATGTCCCCAGAAGACTGATAAATTCGGTATCAAACTCCGTGGTGCTTTCGCCACCCGCGATGAGGCTGCGAACCATGCGAAGCGCCTTCAGAAGGAGGATCCCACATTCGATATCTATGTCGTAGAGCAGTATAAGTGGCTTCTGATCCCCCCCGATTCCACCAAGATTGAGGATGTGCATTACACGAACGAGAAGCTCGAGGAGATAATGGTCGGTTACCGTGAGAACCAGTCTCAGGCTGCTCGCATGTTCCAGGAGCGTAAGCAGGGTATGATGGATACCAAGGTTTCGTATACCGCTGGTGATGATAACTCCAAGTTTTACACTAAGTCTGATGAGGCTCCAATTTCCCACCCCGCTGAGGTTCTTGAGCGTCTCAAGAAGGAGAAGCCCGACACCCCGATGGAGGATCTGGTTAAGGAGGCTGACGCCATCGTCGCCACTGAGATTGAGGAGCGTCAGAAACAGCGGGAGGCTGCGGCTAAACTCGAGGAGGTCAAAGAGGAAGAGGAAGAGGAAGAGACTAAAGTCACTCCCGTGTAAATAATATTCATATATAGTAATAAATGATTTCCATACTCGTCGCAGTCATATTGACGGGTATGTTCTTTGTTTTGTTTTTTGGATTATCTTGGAATTCAAAAAACAAAAGGGAAAAGAAAAGAAAAATAAGACAACTCGAACCCAGTACTACTCGCGGGTTTACTGAGGATACAGCCGATGCGTTCATCATACCCATGTATCCAACTCAGCTCATGAGAAGGGATAATAAAGGAAAGATGATAAAAATTGGTGGCAAGACCAGGTATTTCGCACCATACTCAAGTGTACCTGAGAATCACTGGTTGCATGGTTTTCCCCATAAAAAAACCAAGTAGAAACACAGCGAATGCTATGATCCATGTAGACTTATCGACATTCTTGAAGAGATCGAATGACTCTTGTGTTTGTTGATGTGACTGCTGATATGTGGGCTGCTGCGGGTAATTCCCCATTTCGGATGGATGAAAATAATACTCCTCTTCTTTATTTTCATCTTTCTCCTCCTCATTCACGGTGGGATTATATTCAATAGGATTACCGATGTCTGTTTCCATTTTGTAATATATGCCGTGTTTTTTTTAAGTGTCTTCTTCCTCACTTTCACTCTCATCTTCTACCACGAAATCTTCGAGATTCCCGTTTTCATCGGCATCTTCTTCATCTTCATCTGTTGAAAAGTCCTCCTCGTCCTCTGTATTGATATCAGAATCGAAGTCTGTATCGTGGTCATCGTCGCAATAGTCATCCTCAAGGACATCTTCTGTGGGCTTAAAAAAATCAGGTTTCTTTATATTCCTCCTTAAATGGGTACGGGTGGGAACCATTTATAATGTAAATGGTATTATTGTTTAAGTAGTTTTACGAGGTCACGGTCAATAAGTGTATATGTTCTCGCCACGTTTTTCTTTCCCTTGCATTTGGGACACGCCTGTGTAATCTTATTCCCTTTTATCTTGTAGGACATCACACAGTCTTCATGATTACCCTTAATAGATTCACAATACGTTGATGTGGTGAGAGCTATGTAATTCGTATTATTTTTCGAGATATCCACGATGGTCGTACCCTCCTGACCCACCATAAACTTCTGAATGAACGCCTGTATCATGGGTTTAGTGTCACGTTTGTTAAACTGAGGTTTCTCTACACGCTTCGTTAATTCCGGACACTTCTGGATCTCCTGTTTATCTGGATACAAATCATTTAGGATAATCGATGAAAGTTTGTGTTTACGTCCACAGAAATCTTTACAAAAACCATCTCGTCTCGACCTGATCGTTTCACATCGACAAAAACATTTTTGAGCGATGAATTGACCACTGATGATGAACCACACATGATTCGAACCATGTCCCCTTTTTAGGTTTTCACAGTATTTTGATGTAGTTGAGGCTAAGTATGTGTTTTTGAATTTAAATAGCTTCGTGATGTAAGACCCACCTTGACCCTCCATGTTGTTCTGGACAAACTGTTCAATTCGCACGCGGACAACCTCATTCTGAATCTCATCCTTGATCTCATCACTCGTGAACGTTCCCTCACGAATCGCCATAGAGGGTGGTTCAACGAATGTGTTTTGTGGGGCATCCGTGCGGATCGTAGACGCTTTTAGGATTTCGACGTCCGGGGTTGAATCAATTCGAATGATCGTACTCAAAGGTTCTGTGGTGTACCTGAACACTGGGAGATACGACAATTGATCTATTTTACCACCATGACACGCATCACACCCCCTACCATCACATAAATCATGTTTCGCCTTTTTGTACGACCATGGCATCCTGAAACCACTCCCCTTGGTTTTCCTGTGTAAGTCACCATAAACAGCGGCATCGATGATCTCATTCCAGTCGATCGAACTCTTCGCCTTTGAGAGTGCGACGAGAATATGTTCTCTGAGAGCGACCGCTGAAGCCTGATCAACGACGTACCCATACCAGTTTAGATGTACACCAGTTTTTATCAAAGATCCACATGATTTTGGTGGTGAGACGGATATGATACACTCTTTACCGCCGTATCGTTTCACCTTATCACATATGATTTTACATATGGACTTAATCTCATCTACCGAGAGTGACGTCGTATCCTTATAGTCTATGTCCACGAAGAAATTATACACTGGTGTCTTCTGTTCCACGACGAACAGTTTTTCACCAGATACGATCGCTTCTATGTACTTTTCGTAAAAGTCGTTCAATTTATCAAATGGCACGGAAAGGACGCCACCGTCCATGAGCACATGTGATAGATTGGTCGCGCCATTGAGTTTTTGGGATACGCACCAATTTTTAAACATATATATTTATTGTTCATTTTCTCTAAACCAGTTCATACAGGATATGTCTTGGAAAATTTTTTTTTCAGCTAATTCCTTTTTGATCGTGAGGAGTTCACAAACCGATGTTTCCTTGTGTTCTTCCACCCACTGTCCAATCTCCTCCTCACACATTCCCCTGTTGGTATCAAGGAGTTCCTTAATCTGCATCATCACGTACGCCTTGGACTTCATTATTTAATAGAGAAGGTTTTTCTATTCAAAGAAGATATACACGAATAAAATTCCGGATTCTTAATGACATTATCAACTATTAACTTCCATCGTTTCCGTGTATTGAACTCCTCGAGAGTATCAAAACTCATGAAATCATTCTCATCGAATGTCCTTTTATAGGGTTGATGCAAAGCCTTCTTCACATTCGTTTTCTGCTTCTCTTCGAAAAATTTCTTGGTGAACTCATTCTGTTGTGGACGTGTATAGTTGACGAAGAATATGAAGACATTATATTCCAAATCTACAGTTGGGCTCTCTTTGTGTATAAACTTAAACTCTGTATACTCACCACTCTTTAAAGATACCACTCCCCTCGTCTCCTCCTCTAGTTCCCGTAGAGCACAACGAATCGGGTTGAATATTTCCCTTCTTCGACACCCTCCCGTGACAAATATCCACTCCTTGAACCGATAATCCCTAACCGTGAGAAATCTTGGTTTACCATCCGCAAAACTAACTGGTATAGCAATCGCTTTGTATTTTTTCATTGCGCATTCGCAAGTTATAATAAGTGAATATGTTTATTCCTTCTCTTCGACTACAGTGGTGATGGGTGATTCTTCTTCGTCAGAATCCTCCCCCTCCTGGATAGAATTAAGCTTATCCATGACATCTTCCGAAAAATCCCTAATTTCGTAGAGTTCTTCCTTAGTCTTCTTAAGCTCACGGAGCATGAAAATAACACCGATGACACATACGATCGTCGCGATCATCATAACATTCTCGCGGTTGAGTGCAATCATATACTTTCGTAAGGCTTTTTCTTTTTAAGTATTCTACATCACGGCACCCATCTTGGTTTTACCGGGTGAAGGACACTGGTAGGCAGTCTGCCCAAATTGAACGGCTTCGTAATGCGTAGGCTGACAAGACTTCTCGGTAGAGGGTGTCGGTTGCCCGATAAACTTTTCGAGTGTCCTGGATTTAGGATCGTACGTCAATACAAAAGCGATGGCGAGAAAAAAAAAGATTGTGAGATACATCTTTAGTATTTAGTATTTAGTTAGAATATAATAGACCACCCATACCGTTCTCAATGCGGAGGACGTTGTAGTTCACACCATAGATATCATCCGTGTTAACTAGAGTGTCGTTAACGATACGAGCCGAGTCAAGGCGAGAGAAGTTGAGCGAACCGGTGGGTTGAAGCTTACCAGTCTCGAGGCAGAAAGGGTACGTGAACAACTTCGCACCTGGGGCGGAGCTGCCGTGGGAGGTGTGATAGTAGAGAGGAACCGTGGTGTAGTTGGGGTTCGCGAACTTGAAGTCCGAAACATCGGTACCGTTGATCTGGAGCTTGATCTTGTTCGTGTCGAGGCACATGTTCACGGCGGTCACGTTGGAGGCAGCGATGTACTTGATGGGGTGGTTGAAGTTGAGCTCCTGTGTCTTGGACCCGGAGGAGATCGCCTTCTGGACCTGGGTGATGAGCATGTTTTGGGGCTTGGACGCGAACATCTCACGCTCTTGGGTATCGAGGTAGGCGTAGTTCGCGTAGATTTCCCACTTGTAGGTATCCGCGGCGGCACCCCACGTGATGCGGAGTTCGACATCGTGGTACTGGAGCGAGATGAGGGGGAGCGCCGTCTGCCAGTTCTCACAGAAAGCGAAGCGGAGGGGGTAGAACCGCTCGTTGGTCGAGCCACCGTAAAGGTCACCGGAAACCGACTTGGCGGAGGAGGTCGCCGAAAGGGTAGGGGCGATGAGGGTGGAGTAGGTCGAGTCCTGCTCATCGATCACCTGACCACCGATGAGAAGCTCCACCTTGGAGATGGCGGTGGTCCAATCGGGAACGACGTTCGATTGGGTACCATCAGACTTGATGGGCATGAGATAGACATAGTTGAGCATGTCACCCTTGCGCTCAAAGCGGATGGTGGACAT